ATAAGGTACTTTCACGCTATTAGGGGTTAGTTTTACTTCTCTTGTCGTATAGTTCAAACTCAGAGTACACAAAGAATCATCGGGGGTTGTCCAACCATGCGGATCAACACAATAAGCACCCATTTTTTGTACCGGATCGGTTAAATCGCGTACATTTACAAAAATTTCACCATGGGTAGTATGTGAAACATTCACAAAACCTATTAGAATATGGTCATATAAATTGCTAGGTTTTGTTGTTGTTATATCTCCGTTATTTGTACTCAACCAAACCTTATCGCCTTCATTATAAAGGTGAGTATCTAAATCCCTCACTAACCCATATTCTGTAATCAAACCCTCTTGGTTGTTTAAAATTCCATTTTTAATAGTACATAATCCAATTGTAGATTGAGCCGCATCATGATTAGATGCCGAAGCTAAGGCAATTGTTGGTCTGTTTCCTTGCGCTCCATAAATATAAACAGCTTTTCCGTTTGCTACAGTAAAACCCAATTTATTAACAACCGGGGTTGTTATTTCTTGACCCCATGAAACCCAAGTGCCATCATATTTTGAGCTGCAAACCAAAGTACCATCATGCGGATCATAAACAACAACACCCTCGCGCCATGGTGATAATGTTGGAATGCCTGATATATTATCAAAATAAATTCCCTCATCTCCAATTATTGCCGGATTCATAAGGTCGGCTAATGTGTATATATCGCCGGAAACAACAGCCCCGTCATCGAAAGTTATTTCCCTAATTCTTCCTATAGCCATATTTTTTTACCTCATAATTCCGGGAATATATTTTCTATCGCAGTAATTTCACAACCCTGTAACGATTTATTTACACCTATTACAAACAACTCATATTGTTTTGGATGCCCAAGCCATTTCTGAGATATGGTAAAGTTTGTATTTATTTTATCACCTAATTCTATCTCATAACCATTGCTAATTACGCTAAAGCTAAACTTTCTAATAGCATTCGAGTAAAATTCATATTTGCGGTTAAATACCTTCGTATTATAGATTCCCATATCTTCTATGTAAAATCTTTCTTCTTTCGCTATATCACCATGCAACATAACTTTATTTTGATCGGCATAATCTAGCCTAAAGTTAGAATTATTAGAGAGCGGTGAAATTGACGTTAATCTAGTGTATATGTTAGATACATCAAAATCAGAAGAAATGGAGCCATTTACCATATCATCTTCAGACAGATAAAATGTTTTATGATTATATGGGTTTTTCTCGAATAATCTTACCCCTATTTTTCCTTCTGAATTAATATACAAAAATCCAAATATGCTAGACAACATCATCTCTAGCCCGTCTAGGTATGTATCAAACATTCCACTATGTAGCGCAAAATATGTTTGTATTTTACTATCCAAATCCTTAAAACTGCTAGTGGGATTTGTTAGCAACAAACCATCACCACCATCAGTTTCAAGCCCAGCGCATTTTATTGTTCTATGGATAATAGAGCCTAAACTTAGGTTTGTTGTCGGTGTGATAAAATTTACAAATAAATTTGATGATTTTAGCTCTGATGTTGAATTATTTTGGTATTGACTTTCTGTAGACTGATCTGTTTCATTTATTTTGTGAGCTAATGCGCCTCCGGTCAAAACTTCAGAATTATTGCTATCTAAATAATGATACCCTAGCGCTCCGTTTCCTATGCCATATCTAGCAATTTCAAACTTATGCGTAAATGTCCCATCATAATTTGTTGATGTGTGTTTAACACACCCTAAAGGCAGAAAATAAACAGGTTTATTATTATCAATTTCAAAAATAGAGAATTGAGAAAAAAATGCATAATAAACATCATTATACGGCGATTTAGTTACAAGGCTCGTTACCCTAGATGATTTTGTTATAGATATTTTGTTGTTTTGAATATCAACATATGAAACAACGCATAACATATCATTAACTGAATAATTGTTAATCGGAAAATCACCGGGATATAGTGGGGAAAAATCAACTAATTGCCCAACATAATACTTTGATGCATCAGGAACAGGGAATTCAATTTCTAGCCCATAATTTGAACCATCGCTATAATTTGGCTGTTTATCAATAACACTATTTCTATTTATTGTTAAATAAGTATGAGAAAATAAATTATTTATTGACCTGCAACCGTAAAACTTTCTACTACGAACATTATATGAAGAAACGGCAACTCCCGGCCTTGTATAATATGTCACTGTTATATTTTGTTCGCTTATAGATATCAACTCAATATTGCCATCTTTAGATGTGTCATATACTGAACTATATTGTGATGCCCCAACATATTCTTGATCTTGTTTAGAATATAAAATAGAAGCTTTTGGTGTCCAATCAATCGCTAAATTACACCGCCTTCCTAATAGAAAAGGTATCTCTTTACCATAATATTCATTCTTTAAAACTATCTCGGCCTTAAACTCTGATTCTAGCTCTGTATATTTCGCAATGCTCAATAATTTTTTATTTGAATCCCTAGCGTCTAAAACCATCTCTTTTGTTTTAAACGATGCTGATTCTACCATTCCGACAAAAGCGACAATATTATTTGATGGAGTGTTGTAGTAAAGGTTTACTATTATCTCACTATTCTTGAAAGTTACATTGTCATCTGCTAGAGGCTGATAATAACCATCAACATTTATTAACGTGATAGATGTGCTATTTATCCCTAGTTTTCCGTTTGAAATATCCTCTATATTTTGAGCGAATGATGTTTCTAACATCCTTCCATCAAATAAAACCAAATCAGAGTTTACATCATTTAAGTCTATATGAAGCGGCTCTGTTTCCCCGGTTTTAAAAAAGAATCCGAAGGTAACAACCAATTGTTCGCTAGGGTTAAGAGTATAATAATATAAAACCCCCGCATCTCTATCGTGATAAAATTGATTTTCGCTAACTAATTCGGATATAGAGCCAACCTTTTCCGTAGTATATCCAACACCCTTGTAAATTGATTTGACGTAATATGAGAAGTCAATTTTTAATATGTTTGTTGAGTGAACGGTAGACATATTAATAAACTTTTTCGGATATACCTTACAGATAAACCCCTTTGCGTTTGCGGCTCTTTTTATGTTAGCTAAACTCATAATATTCCTTTTTCATAAATAGCTCGCAAGCAAACCTAAGATTGTTTAGCGGGTTATCATCTCCGCTATGCTGATTTACAGGAAAATTATAGTCTAAAGAATACCCAAAAAAGCTATTATCATCCATTGCTCCGGCGCTTTCTTGGAAAATTGATAATTGATATTCTATTCCATTTCTTATTGCGATATCGTCAAAATCAAACCTAACTAGAGAATGATAAAAATCTAAATCTATTCCGATATCATCATAATTTACCCAGTTTGATTCAGAAATCACAACATCCGAGCCAACATGTCTTAGAATTATTTTTGCGCGACCGCCTCCAATATAATTTTTTTTGACAATCTTTAGCCTAGCATTGCAGAGATAACCCTTAAATGAAGGAAAAACCCTTAATATATCGGTTTCAGTATCATTAACCAAATCAACAACAAATTGATGTTTAGGATATTGCCTAATACTCATCAGTCACCCCTAAAAGTAAAGCTTGCATTATAATAGACCGGCGCAATGTGTTCGATATTTGGGTCGGAATCAAATACACCGAAAAAGCATAAATCTGAAACATTTTGATTTAAATTACCACTATCTAGGCTTATGTAAAAATGTTGAGATATCCCCAAATCAAACCACATTTGCTGTAGTAATAACATTTGTTGTTTGTTTAGATATGATAGTTTTAAACTAGAAAGATATGGATATTTTGCATATTTTTCAAAAAATAGCGCTCCGCTTACTGATTCAGTCTTTACCGATCTGTCGTTATAGACAAGCGAAAATCCGTTATCTATTGTTCTGTTTTCAAAGTAATTAAAACCGCCTAAAAATATTTGTGAAAAAGCGATATACTCAGATAAGTTATCATCATCAAATACAGACAACCAAAAATATCTATAATGGGGAAATGGGTCGCCGGGTATTATACCATCCAAAAAGGCAAATGCCCCATTAATTGACGGCTCTATGTTAATATTTATCGGAGCGCTAGCAAAATCATTAATGTTTGAAAGTCTTATGTTTATTATTGCCGTAGCGGATAGGCTAAATGTTTTGTTACGCTCACCCAATAAAGCAAAGAAACCAGCCGGAGCGCTACCGCCTAAATCGTATTGTATATAAATGCCCGTGTTTCTGCGTGAAACATCAGCATAAACCCAATTATTAGCTGAATCACCAACAACGCTATTTGAAGTAAATCCGATAGTTTGCCAAAAATTCACATCAGAATCAGCATATAAAACAAATGAATTGGCTGTATTTGTTACTCTGAATTTTTTTGTTGTCGTGTTGTATTCTACAGAAAAACCATTACCCATTTTCGTCTGAATTTCCGTAGCTAGAGCCGCCCCCTCATATTCTCCATTTGATAGATAAACCATATAATCAGCGCCCGGTGAAACCATCACTCTAAACTGATTATTTGTGTTATCAATTTTGAAGATATCTTTTGGGATATATAATTGTGTGCGCGAATGATAAGGCAAACTATCAACAGTAAACCCTTCCTTGTTTGGCGTAGAATAAATTACCTGCGCCACATTCAGAGAATTTTGGTACATGAATCGTGTTTCGTTTCTCAGTCCTAAATATTGTACCATTATGCAAGTCTCCTATTATCTTGATTCAGTGACAATATTGCTTTAGCTAGTTGGTTTTTATCAAGATAAATCGATATTTCTTTTTGTTGATTTGCTATCAGATTGATTAATTCGCGCAATAGACTGTTTGTTTCTGCATTTCCTGATGCATTATTTTGGTTTTGATTGCCACCATATGCAAGGTTATCAATAAGGCTAAAAAGTGAATCTGTGGTTTTTGGCCTTACTACCATTTCCCCTGATGTTAGCATTGCGGGATATTTATCATTAGGATAACCTTGCGGAACAACGCCACCCTCTGCCATACCAAATATTTTTTTGACACTTACTTTTTTTGCACCACCAAACATCCTATTAAACCATGCGGCTATATCTTCAAATGGTTTAAATATTATATCTCTTAATGCTTGCCCAAATTTTGTAAGCATATCAGAAGAAAAAAACCCTTTAAAAGCGCTCCCTATTTCGCTTACCCAGCCCCATAATCTGCTCCAAATACTTTGTAAATAAAAACCTAGCCCATCAAAAAATCTACCTATCCAACCGACTAAACCGGTCATTATCCCGTCAATTATATTAGGAATAGCTTTTGTAATTAATATTACAATAACATTAACTAAAGCCCTCGCTAATGCGGCTATAACATCAGGTAGAGCTTCCATTAATGCAATAATTATAACGTCTAAATTTTCAGCTAGAGCCTCAATAATTATTGGTATGTTTTCAGCTATACTTATGATTATTTTAGGCAAGTATTCTGCTAAAGTAATAAATATTTTTGGCAGCCCCTCAGCTAATGCTTGAAATAATACTGGGATCATGTCCAAAATGCCTTGCAATATAACGGGAAGCGCCTCAACAATACCGTTGATAAGAATAGGAATATTGCTGATGATTGCTTGAATAATGTCTGGTATTGCTTTAATAAAAGCGTCAATAAATTCTTTTAATTTTTCTCCACTACTAAGTGTATCAAAGAATCCTTTAATCATAGAACCAAAGGCGTTACCTGTTCCGAATATTTTATCGACAACACCACCAACCGCACCCATTGTGTCACTTATTGCCGCTTTTGCCCCCTCGCTTCCTTTTGCTATGTTAGTAATAACAGCATTAACCGCCGTTGTTGCTACTTTGTTTATTCCTTCGGAAAAAGCGCTTTTTGTATTATCAGCAATTTTAGTTACAACTGAACCTATTTTTTCCCCGATATCATATGCGGTAAATTTTCCTTCCTGCGATAAACCGCGCTCAATCGGATCATTTTTTACAGCCTTCCATGATTTTTCAAATAATGGATTTTTTAAATCTTGAAATTCCCTTATCATCCAATCGACACCGTACATAAAACCTTCGGCAATACTTTCCGTTAAAATTTCTTGCCATGTTTTTGGATTCTCTGGTTTATCTGTAGGCTCTCGCTCTTTTTTTGATCTTTCTTTTTTCTCTGTTTTACTTTCTTTTTCTGTAACATCAGAAATTTTATCTTGTAAGTCGCTAACATCAATTGCCGGTGTTATATCTATAGGAATTGGTTTTTTGCTTGCTGCGTTTACAATCCTATCAAGTGAAGCATTTATAGCTTTTTCATCTATTTTGAACGTATCTTTAAAAACGTCCTTAAAACCTATAGCCAATTCATCTGATCGCTTTGCTATCCTATCAATAGCTTCTGACATTTGCTTAAAACTAATCTTTGAAAGATCGGTTCCAAGGGTTAATATCCCTTTAAAACCCATCTCTAAAGCGCGGATTGCATCCATTAAATTCATGAATGATTTAACTAGAAATTCTACCGCATAACCTACGGCCTTGAAGGTGCTAGCGATTGTATTTAAAAAAGGTATTAACGAGCGAATGCCATTTATCAGGGTAATTATCCCATTATTTACAAAGCTTATATGCCCATCTTTTGACTTTTCTACCTCACCAGTTAAATAACTAAACGCGTTACCTATCTCTTTTATTAGCTGAACCATAACCGGTGATTGTGTTATTGCCGATCCTAGCGAAGCGAAAAAATTACCTGTTACATTTCTTAATTTGGACATAGCCCCGGCGAAAGTATTTAATTCGTTTTCAGCAGCCCCGGCAAACTTCTTTGCCACAAGGTCAATAGCTCCCCCTGCTATTAAAGCTTCCTTGCTTAATCCTCTTATTTCCGGGATTGTTTCCGATAATTTACCAGCCGTACCATCCAATGATTTGCCTAAAATTTCTACAGCCGTACCTAAATCAATTTTCATAGCTGCGGAAAGATTTGCTGCGGCTGACACTAGCTTTTGTGCGGTTTCTGCATTTTTTGTAAAGTTTAACGCTATACCTAATTGGCCGTTTATTACATCATCATCGATTGTAGATAGATTCATCATTTCAGAGGCGAATTTTGACATATTGGCAGCCGCTTCGGTGCCAGCTAAACCAGCCCTTGAAAGCGCCCCGCTTAACAAATTCATATTGTTTTCAGCGTCTACAGCCTCATCAATTATGGTGTCGAAAAACCCCTTTATAGCTCCAACCGAGAATGCGGCAATAACAGCCGTACCAACCAGCTTTATTTTTGACGATACTGATTCCAAAGATGCATTAATCTTTGATGTGTCTATGTCTAGCTTCGCCTTAGATGTTTTTTCTAGGGTTTTATTAAGGTTATCGGCTGATGATTCTACCTTGTCTATGCCAGAAACAGCGCCTTTAGTATCGACATTTATTGTTAAGTCTACATTATTTCCTGCCACGTTTAGCCCCTTTTGACTTTCTTTGCTTCTCTAGCTCATCATTCTCTTGTTTTTTTAGTTCGCTTTCAATGGCTATGAGGCATGTTGCTGTATATGCGTCTAATTCATCGCAGCTTGAAACATAACCTAGACCGTTTAAAACTTTCCTATCAACATATAGCATTAAAAAAGGCATATCATCAGGGTTAACCCCATCATGTATGCCTTTGTACCAACATTTAACTGAAAATCTTAAACGGTCATAATCTTTTTTGGTACAAAACCATCCCTAAGAATCCCAGCCATCCAAGCGATAACTATTTCCGCATCAACAAATGATGTCAAATCATCAAATGAATCTATAATTGAATCGGGGTCATCAAAAGATATGCAGTGAACCTTAGAAACAAATGATTCTAATAGCTCTATGATTTTCATTTCATCCTTTGCCACTTCTGTCATTTGTTCTTTTATTTTTATCTTTTCTTTAAAACCCGGTATTCTCATCTCAATATATGATTCATCAGTAAAACACTGATCCGCTTTGCGCCCTTCGCTTTCAATATCCTTTAAATAAAATTTTCTTTTAATCATTTTTTATCCTTTCGTGTGTTTAAAAGAACCGGGATTTGCTTACACAAATCCCATGAATACTTCCAAAGAGCCATCATCCGGGACAAACGCGCTTACTTCAAATTCTACGGTCGTTAAACTATCATCATCACCGACCGTATAGCTATCAACCGAACAATAAGGCATGTAAAAGCTAAAACACTTACCCGGTGTCCAATTACCGCCTGTTTTTGTTCCACCAACATACATAAATCGGCAATCTTTGTTTTGCAAAAGTCTATCGATTTTGTCTGAATCATATTTATTAAGCAAACCAGTCACCGCGGCTGTAACAGTGCGCCCCGTAATTACCGAGCCTGATCGACCGCTTTCAGAGCAAATATTGTCAATGGTTTTTCTCTCGTTAGAAACGGTAATTTCCACGCTAGATGCCCCAAAACAAACATTGTCCTCTTGATCGCCAAAATAAACCAAATGTCCTTTTGCAGAAATTGGGTCGCTATCATCAAATGTTGGTGTGAATGGAGCTGAAAGAACTTGCGCGTTATCACCTTCATAAGATGTTGCCCCGGTATCATCAGCGCCGGTATCAAAACCAATAACTAAACCAATTGATGTTGCGGCATTCGCGCCCGTAATCCAAGGCAAGCTAAGTAATGCTGACGTACTTGTGGCAATGGTAAATTTTCCGGTTTGATTGGAGTATTTTACTGTGATGGTTTGCGTTGTCGCATTAGAAATGGCCGTTTCTATCGCTGAAGCTAACTCTTGTGGTGTCTTGTACCACCCCGAAGCAACAACCGCGCTAGAAACCCCATCATCATCTTCAAAATCGATTGTGTTTGTGCTAGCTTCAATTTTAATGGGATTCCAATAATATTCAAGCGCCTCTAGCGAAAAACTACCGTTAATTAATTGACCAGCTTCCGCAGTAAATGACATCTCAGTCACTTTAGCGCCGCGAACCATATCAATTGCCCCATCACCTCCAATATATCTCCAAAGTGTTAGCGAAGGATGGTTAGCGGTATTAATCGGGTAAAATGTTACAGACTTACCAAGTGAAACAGCCGCAGCCGGAGCTACATTGATTTTAAAACCGAGCGTTAGCGTATCTAGTAAGGTATCTATTGCATGAATAACACCGATAGAATAGCCATTTGTTGCATCCTTAATTAAAATTGTATCGCCTATCGAAAATAATGATGCATCAGCTACTTTTATCGCCGTTGTTGTTGACCCTGCCACGGTGGCTAGCTCACTACCAGCAACCCTTTGACCGCCAAAAATACTCTTAATGAGCGGAGAATAGGCCGGGGCTTGCCCTTCAACTCCACTATGCTTGATATAGTGCGAAAAGCTAGCCGTTGGATTTTCCGCGCCCGTGATTTTTTTGGCCATACCAAGGGAATTTTTCAATTCCTCATTATCGAGTTTTTCAACTTCGGGTGCCATTTCTAGGTCGCTTTGAATAGGGATAAAACAGGTGCCAGAATCCGGCTCAATAATCGATCCCTCAGTTACCTCTGTTTTAATTGCAAATGTTGTTGCTTTATTAGAAATAGGCATGGTTTTTTTTCCTTTCTTAATACCCTATGAATGTTTCTAGTGAAATCGTCAATTCTGACATAACTATTTTTTTATTGCCTGATGTTATCGGTATTATTCCGCTATCACCAACAATTGCAGCTATCGCATTTCCCCCAGCTATACCCAAATATTGATCGTTTTCTATAGCTATTACAACAGAACTAACAGCCTCTAGCAATTTCTTTATGCTATCATCATATGAAATTTCATCAGATTCAGTTCCGAACACCTCAACAGAAATAGTTAAAACATAATTTCTTCTATAGCTATTTATCTTGCATAGATTTCTATCGGTGTTTGCCGATGATTCAGCTATTAGCGACCATCCCTCTCTTAAAAAAAGATCGAAATTTTGGCTAGTATCATTCGGATTTGTTAATCGATAAAATGTTGGAAGTGTTACCTTGATTAAGGAAACAAGCGCATCATATGATGTTGAATGTATTGTCATCTATAAAAACCCGTTTCGCTTCTATCATATGTTTTTTGTGTTTTAACAATACGCGCGCTATTATCAATCCCAAATTTAGATGTGGCAAGAGATTGACAAAATGCCTTATTTGCAATTTGCGCCTCATCTTTTAGCCTACCAAGCCCCTTATAAATCAATTCGGCTGTTTTATGTAGGCAAGGCTCTTTTAATAGCCTCCAATCTAAAAATTGTTCTCCGGTTCTAACCATTCCGCGCATTATTAACTCTGATATAACCCTATCCGAAGCTATTATTCTTTGCTCTTCCCAAGTAACCTTATCAGAAGAAAAAGCGCGCATATAAGATGTTGCTTTTAAATCCGGGTATTCGGTAAATAGAGCCGCATCAGACTCGACAAACAATTGACCAATATATGCTAGATTAATTTCATCTATATCCACTGAAACAGTTAATCTCGTCCAATACAAATCATAATAACCATCTATATTTTGTAGCTCTGAAATATATTTGGATGACTGTGAACAAGGAAATTTTGTATCACTTGCTATAAGATTTATTATTCCGCTTTTACCTAGAGTAGCCCCATCAAAAGATGTTCCATCAATAATATGCTCAAAATCAACAAATTCGGTAGCGTCTAAATAGGCTACACCTAGTGTTGATACAATGGCATTTGTTAGCGAAGGAATCCGAATAAATATCGAATTAAAAGGTAAAGGCGTTCCGATATAAATAGCGTCCGTAGATTTTAATGTCAAAAATTTACCATCATTATTTATATCGGTTACTAAAGATGAAATGTCTGTTATTACGCCGGATATTTTAGACAAAACAACGCTTTGATTTATCATCTTTCAACCTATAAAATGAAGTGTTAAGCGATTCTTTAACCGCTTAACACACACACACGAAAGGATAATGGTTATGTAAAAGCGGTTTTTATGCCGCCCTTGCATCTTTGTAAACAACTTCAACAACCAACACACCTGCGGTAAGGTCGGCTGTTCCAATCGTCATAACGATTTGCTTCCCATCAGCCAAAACCATCGGTACAGCGGTTGCTTCAATGGTAGCAACTTCGCCAGCTTCCAAGTCGCCCTTTGCTTCGGCGCTTACAAAAGCGGTAGCGCTATCAGTATGACCAACTGAAATAGTCGCGGCTCCGGCGCTAGTAACCGATGTTGTAGCTCTGACAAAAACTTTTTCGATTAAAACAGAACCTTCCATAGTACCCAAAACATAGGTGTTACCGCTATAAGCACCGCCGTCTTTAGAAAAATCGTAAACTAAACCGGCTCTTTTTCTTTCGCCAGTAAAACCACCCTCTAAAACTTTCGCGCCTTTGCAAGTAATAGTAGCCATATTTTAATCTCCTTTTTTGCTTGATTTGTTCTTTTGTAAATTTATCCCCTCTTTAGGTAGATAAAAAATAACAAAATGGGTCATTTTTGGGACAATAGAGATAATTTCATCTATTGCCCCGCTTCTTATGAAGTCATTTAATTCTTTTTCTGAATAAAACAACTTCACTTCACTTTTTGAAAATTTAAGCATTAGCTCGGATCAACCCAAGATGAATTATAAACGAGATAATGCAAATCATCGCCCGCATATTGGTTTTTAGCAGCGCCACCAACAATTTGGCAGCTCAACAATACGCCATTTTTCTTGGTGGCGTGTAGGTCGCTAATTTTCCACGTTGGAGCTGTTTGCTGAACATAGTATAGCCATTCGCGATGCATAAAAAACCCTTGCTTAGAACCAAGCGAATTATCTTCGGTTGTGTTGAAATCAAGAAGTTTTCTAAAGCTACTTTGAGCCGCGATTGGTGTTTCGCCAACAAAGTCAACACTTGCCAGTGTGCTATCGACACTGATATCGCCCCAATATTCCGGGTCAAGAAAAGCAAACCAATTGCCATCCTTCGGCCATTTTTTCTTACCGCCAAAAACTCTAGCGCCACGAAATTCTGTTTTAGACAGAGTAGCAACGCCCGAATCAACAGTAACCCCATCGGTTAGCGTGGTTTTTCTGAAACCATAGAGATATGCGCTAATTTTGTCGGCAAGTGCTTGGGTCATGCTCTCGCGAAGCTTCATATCACCACTATCAAGAAGCGATTGCAATTGAACCAAATCTTCCAATTCAACGGCAACCGAAAAAAGCTTGTCGGCTTTAATGGCAGTGCGCGTCATTTGAACTTTTTGAGTGTCAAAAGTATCAGCGTCAACTCCAGCCGTTCTTACTTCGGCGGTCATAGGGTTAATCACGTTCACATAAACGGTGTCACCTTTACGCGACAATTGCCCTTCATAATTACGGTTAACCACGTTTAGATACGGGTTAGATTGAACAAGCTGGCTAGCCGATAGAGGCGACCAGAATTTTTGCATTTGATCTTGCACATCATTGTAACCAGTTAAGCCCATTTGAAAACCTCCAAATTATTTTAATTTCACATCTTTCATACGCCTATTTTTTTCAGCATATGGAAGCTTTAGCCAAGCATCATAGGTTAGCGATTTATCACCATTCTGATTATCGCCGCCACTTTCACCCATCATTTTGGTGTTACCCGTCTTTTTTAGTGTTTCTGGATATTTTGATTTATACCCATCAACAACTTTAATAACAGATAATTCGTCTATATCATTTGTTTCCGGGTTTATTTTAACCTCATCTAAGTCAATCAACCCGAAATATTTAGAATCTAACGAACCGCCTAATTTTGACAACACTTTGCCTAGTTTTTTGGATTCTATTACCTGTTCATTTAACCCATCATACCTAGACTTTATATCGCCTATTTGAGATTCTAATTCCTTAATTTTCGATTCTCTTGAATCTAGTAAACCCTTCCAATCGCCATCGGTTTTCATCTTTTCTTGGATAATTTTACTTTGATTATCCTCTAATTCTTTCAATTTGGCTTTTGTCTTTTTAATTTCGTCAATAGCTTTTGTGTATGTTTCATAAGAAACACCACTACCACCATTTTTATTATCGCCATTTTGATTTTCGTTAGCAGCGCCGCCGCTTCCGTTTTCCCCGCCGGGGTTTTGATTTGAACCGTCTGTCATTGTGTTTACCCTTTCATGTTAAACTAATTTTTTATTTTTTAGCAAGTCAGAAAAATTTCTGAGCCAAAAAATTCTAGCCTGTTTCACTTCTTGGATACTTAATCTTAAATATATTCTACCCATATCTTCTTGGTATTCTGTTTTATCCTCATTACTAATACCATTCCTATCAAAACCATCAGCGCCTATAGTTATGCTATTTCTGTCGATATTTTTTACTTTTAGAGAATCAAGCATAGAGCCGGATAATGTTAAATTTGATTTTGTTGGTGTCGTTAAACTAGACAGCTCACCAAGCCCCCTAAATTTCTTTCTTAACAAAACATATTTTTCTGATAAACTATTTAGCCTTGATTTATTGTCTAGGTTATTGGTAACGCCGCTACCAAGCCTTGTCCTTATCCTGATTTTCTCAACTAAAAACTCTCCGAGTTTGCTTAATTGGTTTCTATCGGTTAATTCCTCTATGGATTCCCTTAGATTTCCGACAAATTTCTGTAAATCAGAATTAGACACTTTAATCCTCATCTCTCAATAGATTGACAAATCCCTCATTATTCTTTTTGGCTTTTCTTACATCTAACGCAGATATAAAAGCAGTTACTAACCTTTCTTCGTTTTCTTCTTTTATATCATCAGAAAACTTGTCTATGATGTTTTTAAGTTTGCTTTTTTCTGAGCCAACAAACCCTAAGAACGGCCTTTTAGTTTTAGACCTACCTTGCCATCCTGTTATATGACCATCAGCCTTATCATTTGAATCGCTTCCCTTTTCAAATCCTATCGTCAATTTGCCGTTTGACATAGATAAAACACTGATATCTGCTAGCATGTCTCCCGTTTGTGTTAGGTTAACTTTAGATGATTTACCGGCAATTTTAAAATCTAAACTATTCATATAGTCTTTTGAATACCTAGGAAAAGCACCGCCTCTGTTGTCCTTTCCTGATTCTGTTCTTTTTCTGATATATTCAATAATTTGCTCACCAAGCGCTAACTGGTCTTTTTTGTCCTTAATCTTTTTCGGTATTTTTACATCAAATTTTTGCCAGTCAGCGCCCATTTGTTAAACCTCGCCTTGTTCTTTATTTTCAGATTGCGGTTTTTGTTTTTCGCCTTCTATCTCTAAAATCAATTCCATTATTTCATTGTCTGACATAGTGGGATTAACCCGCTTTATAGCTCTCTTTTTCGATGTTATATTTGCGGCTAATTCCTCTTTAACTTCGGCGATTATTTCAGCTCTTGTTTTGATCGGCTCTGATTTGGGGAATGTTGTTTCTACATAACAACCCGGCGTAAATGATGCGCTTGGAATTTCTGGATTTTGATTTTTCCATATCTCATGCCCATGATACATGATGAAATCAAACATTCTTTTTTCAGCTTCTCTATAGATTTCTTGATTTGTAGTGATTATTCCAGAAACATCAGCCTCATCAATCATTTTTGAAATTCCACTTGAAAAGCTACCGCTCGCCGTAGCTATTAGGCTAGAGTTTATTCCCCTAGACGATAGCCATAATCCCAATTGAATCATAATTCCGTCTAATACTTCTTTTATATCGATTTCCGGTTTAATAGCTCCAATTTCCGGTACTACTTGGCTTGAATCATCCTGTGGTAATAGATTTAAAAATGAATTTGGGGCGCGTTCAATCAATTGTTCTTTTACGTTTCTCCCCCATATCATGGCGTAAGACATATATTTTATCGCGTAATTTATATCACCAAGAAGCACAGGGAATAGCGTACCAACATTAACCATTGATTTATCGGGATAAGGCATAACAGAATTTGAGCTATTGCAACCATAGATATATGACAGCTTGTTATAAATGTTGATTCCATCAGGATTACCTATATATGCCATTTCTGATTGAATTAGCTCACCATTAACATTTTGAAACCAAATTTCGTCATCAGTTTGACAAAGTAGTATCTCTTGCTTGTCCTTATCTAATCCCCAAAATTCCGCGATTATATCAACGCTAGCCTCGTTTTGCCTGTCTGTTGATAGTGCGATATACCTAAATGGGTCGATTAGTTTAACAGCCGGTAGCCCTGTTTTTTCGTTAAAATAAAACTTAGCATTAAATTCTTTATAATTGTTGAAATTCTTGTCAATCTTTTGTCCAAGCACATTAAAGTCAATTGTATTTAGATACCAACCAAACATATCTAAATCAGTGCTATTACCACCAACTAGGGTACGGGTAGGCTTGTCATTATAAGCCTTTGATAGCTTCTTGACTATTCGACTAACTAGCTGTAAATCAAGTGTTCTAGCTTTTATTTCATTTCTTTGCTTCTCGCTTTTGAACTCTTTATTAATTCTCTGTTCAACGTGATATAAAACATTTCCTTCATATAAGTCTGACAATATTTGTGCATATTTCATGCGCTCGTTAGGGTCGCCCTGCCATACTTTTCCTATTATTTTTCTTGTTACTTCGCTAATCATATTCTCTCCGTCTTCTTAGTGATTCATTTAGCTCTTTTTCATTATTATAAAATTTTTCAGCCGCAATAACCCCATAACCTAGCGCCGTGGTAACATGCTGATAATCATTACTATCATCTTCAATCAATGCCGATTTATCTTTTAATTTTGTAAGTCTTAAACCCTTATCTAACACTTTACACTTTTGATAGATAAAAAGCATTACCTCACCTAGTGAATTTTTGCATAAAGAATTGACTTTATTATGCCTTGTTCTTATGGGCGGGTTTGCCGGTGGTACTCTTTTTATTATGTTTAACTTGCCGCCATCTTTCCTCTGATAGTTACTAAAAAAACCCATTATTATGTCATAATCAGTTTTTTTTGATCTCGTATCGTTATGACTACCGGCTGAATCGCCATGAATAAAAAAACTATCGCCATAATTATCAAGATAGCCTTTTTCTGCTATTTCTTCACACGCGTCTAGCGTTCGCATACCCTCAATAACTACCTCATCAAAAAAGTCATAGGCGTATTTATCGCCAAAATCCCTTACTTGAAATAAAGCGCATGAAAGCGGTTTACCGATACCTATGTTAAAATCGAATGAAATATGTATTGGCCTTGTTTTGTCTATTTCATAATCATAGTCTATTTTATTGTGATTTCCGTATTCATAATAAATGATCTCACTTCGCAGCTCTAGCCATCTACCAAAAATCATACGCAATACCTGCTTTGAATCTAAATCGCGCATAATCCCTACAATGTATGATTTTGGAAGGAATGGATTGTCAAAAGTTAGCGAATAATAAACATGCCTATTTTCATGCTTCTTTTGCCCATCAATATAATAATCATAAATCCAATGGCTCGGATCATCCGGGTTTGTTGCCCCAATTAAAAGATTTTCTTTCACATGAGGCAAGCGACCTAGCCTGTTTCTGACTTCCTTAACTGCCTGTTCGTGTTTACCGTAAAATTCTACAAATTCTTCAAAAACTGCCATAGATAGGCGCAATGATCTTACTTTGGTATATTTACCATCATGAAATGATTTACAAACAATAGAGCTACCATTTGAAAATGATACTTGGCAACGCGTTCTATTTATCTTGTAGTGTTTACCCTCTTTTAAATTTTCTGATTCTAAATGGTCTGTTATGTCCTTAAAAATTGTATCCCTTAAATCAGGGAACGCCATTCTAAACACACCAACACAAGCGCCCGAATAGATAATACAATGCGATATAATTAGATGTGCTAGAAACAAGCTTTTAGCCGATCCGACCGATCCGGTTAACAATACCTCATGCAAACCTATGCCATAATCAAATCGCGTTCTAATATCTAAAAGCGCTTGTTTTTGCCATGGTATAACAGGTTTAAATGTCTCTATTGTTATTCCAGAATTAGTCGAAATTGACTCGCGCCGTTTCCAATATTCGTCAATATTTGGAATTTCATAAGCGGTTTTCAATTTATTTTACTCGTTTAAGGCATAACAAAATTTAATCGGTTGATCCGTTAAAAGGTCGATTTTTTGTTCATCTTTCATGTCTAAATACTGTTTTGATAGCCAAATAGCCATTATGGGGTTTGGCCTTGATTCATGGGTAGCCATTTGATACATCCTGCGGCGCAATGATGCCTTTCCGCTCCCTGAATATCTTTTGAACCAAGACGAAAAATCTAGCCCGTACCTCTCTTTAATATTCAAAACAAGAGTTTCTTCTGACATTTTAAGAAAAGAGGCGATTTCATCGCGGGTGCATTGCATATTTGCCAATTCTTTTGCTGTGTTCCACTGTTCTGTAGTGAGTATTTTTCGCGGCCTTCCTGCCTTTTTTTTCACTTTGATTGGTTTGGTATCATCCATTTTATTGATATCCTTTTTTTTTGTGTGATATACCTTAAATATAACATAAATCTAAAAATGTTAATATGTTGGGGTTATAAATGTATTCTTTTAGGGAATATTTGGTAAAAGGTGATTGCCCGTATTGTGGTGTTGCCTTTTCTGATATAATAAACAAACCCCAAATAAAATATATAAGACGGTGTAAAAACAAATCGTGTGGCAGAGGGTTGACTATAACCTGTGAGCATGGGTTTGGATTTGTCGAAATGGGTTTGCCTTGCCAGCTAAAAATAACTGTAGACCAAATATATAAAGGATGCGCTAGCTGTGGTGATTAATCGCATAAAATACTTTTTACAGGATCGCTCGCCAAAATGGCAAAAGTTTAGAAATGATTTTATAAAGGATAACCCTTATTGCGCGTGTTGTTTATCAACAAAGAAGCTTGAGGCGCATCATATAATACCCTATGCAGTTAATAGGATGTTAGAGCTAGAGAGTGTTAACCTAATAACACTTTGTAGCTATTGTCATTTTGTGATTGGCCATTTTCGGAATTGGAGTTTATACAACCCAAATGTTGCGGCATGGTCTGAAAACTATCGAAAAAACTACTTAGATGCGGTAATTAGATTCAGAATTTCCTAGAACTATCTTATCATTTTATTGAAAAGCCTACATTTTTTAAACAACGGTGATGATCCGTTTTCAAAAAAATCATAATTAAATTCTAGGCATTCAGACTTAAACGCTGCATTTTCTGATTCATTTACCTGATGGTATTTATCACAATAATAACAACTATCCGCATCTAATAAGTCTGGTTTGTTATTTTTGACCAATTCATCTGATGTTGGCATTTCAAATTTTTCCATGTTTATGCTCCAGTGCTTCAACCATTGTTTTTGCTATTTCATTCGGCCTAACATTTATCGTTTTAGAAACAAATTCTATAACTTCGGTTGTTGATGAAAAAATTATAGAGTAAATAATTTCCTCAGAAACATTTTTTTCCTTTAAATCGCTGATAAATGACGCGATTGGATCAAGCATTTTAATAGTCAATTGCCGCGTTGATGCGAACAAATCTTCGCTTGTCATTTTTGACTGTTCCACTTTTTCTAAAAAAATCTTGTGTCCTTTTTCCTTATTTACTTTGTATCTATATCTATTCTTAAATGATTCAAACATTTAGCTAATCTCCAACAATCATCATGGTTACTATTCCCGCCAAAAACCCAAAAGAAACCAAAAAGGCTACTATCAAAATAGCCGCTAATTTAGTCATAGAATCAATTCGCCTGTTATCCATTTGATTAATTTACCCCTATTTTTGTTTCTAATTTTTGTCTCTTTTTTAACCCATCTAAAAACTGTTGTGCGAGACACCCCCAAACCTTCGGCAAGCGCGGCTATTGACCCAGCTTTTTTAAGCGCCTTTTTAAGCAGTGTATCCATTCACCCCCCTTGGAACAGCGACCGCCCGCATATAAGTACCATGTTTATCATCCCTAGAGACTGGTGTGGCGATAATATCAATTCCATACGGTATTCCCATAGTATCTGCCATTGATGGATGATTTGTGCCAAATGCGTGATCATTTGATGACATTTGTACGCCGTTTATCTTGATTAATGCTAGGAAATTTAGCCGCTTTGAACTATCAGTTATTTTTTGGCTAGTAATTTCATTTTTCCCCGGTGATATTGCTAATAAATAAACATCAGAATTAACATCGACAATCATTTTTCTAACACCTCTTTTTTCCGGCATTTTCCGACAATAAACAAAACACACGCCAAAATAAGCGCTCCCCAAACCATCCCATTAATCATGCCAAAAGTATAAATTCCCAAGTCAAAATCACACATCAAAACCCCCTTTCGTCAAAAGATACCGCGACCCTTTTTTTGCAAAAAATACATACATGAATAGCGTACTTTTTTCCGCATATTGTCGCGGTTTGGTTAAACGCATACTTATGCGGACAAAAAAAACGCCATATTTCTAACCCTATTTTTTCCAGTAATTTTTTAAATTCCTTCATTTGGAGTTTGCCTTTTGTGTCAATACATGGTTTATTTACGAAACATACACGAATGCAACACCGGATGCAACAATGTTTTATGAAATGTTGGAAAGGATAATGGTACTACAGATTATGAAAACAATGGCACATTCAAAAGCAGAGGAACAAAGGGAAATGCTAGATGTTATCTTAGATGGTGGTGATAGGGTTGTAAAAACTATTGCAAACATCCGAGCTATAGAACAGCAAAAAGGTCATGTTATAGATACAAAACCGCTAGCTCGTTATGAGCCAGCTTTTTACATTGAACAAAATGAAAGGATTTTTAACATGGAAAAACCAACACCGCCCCGCCCGATAATCCCGCCAAAAACCAATGAACAAAGCGCTATGCAATCTATTTATTCAGAAATTTTGCTGATAAGGAAAAAGATACAATCCTATGAGAATGCCGGATTGTGTGGCGCGGCTGAATTAAATGAATTGGATGGTGACATCTATAGCGTACTTATCAAAATTTATAACAGTATAAATAAGGTATAAAAAATAGGGGCGTGTTTTTTTTACACGCCCCATAGGCCAATTATGAACCTTACCCACACAGTGCTTGTCTTATTTCGTTTGTACTTGTCTCAAAATTTCAACCAACAAAGCGCTATTAGCAGCTACTTGACCAGAATCTAGCCCGCCTTTTCCGAGCCAAAAGCTTTGACTAGCCGGATCAATGCTAGTTACAGCGCGGTTTTCTTCAACGTCAAACTCACTAACGCGCTTGTCAAGAACTTGACCGCAACGCGAGTGAATCGCATTAGAGCCGCTCATAGTAGTAATGAAAGAAGAATTGAAAATTCTGCTTTGCAATGCTACATCATTAGCGATTTGCGTACTCATTAATTCAGACACATCGATTTCTGCCATGGCTTAAACTCCCTGTATTATGTGTTATTTGATCGCAATCAACTAAAAGCTTTTATTTTTTCCCGCCCTGTACTTGCCGTAAAACCTCGATCAATGTTGAAGTAGACATAGCTACTTGCCCAGCGTCTAAACCTGCCTTCGATAATAGATAGGATTGTGTAGCGGGATCGACACTGGTTACAGCCCTAACCTCTTCAATATCGTATTCAGCAATGCGCTTATCCATAACTTGACCACAACGCGAATGGACAGCCATACTTCCAGACATATTGGTTATAAACGCGCTATTTGCGATTCTAGCCTGTAACACAACATCATTTGCCACTTGCGCCATCAGCATGGAATACATATTAATTTCTGACATTTTACTACCTCTTTTTTTTAGATTTTATGGTCAAAGTCATGATATAAAACATCATACATGTATGTCAATTTTATATTTTTTGGGAGTAAATAAACATGGAATTTGGCAAATTATACACAAGAATACCGCGCAAAGTGTATGCATTGAAATGGACACCTCACAGCTTATTGCCGGGTGTTGAGGAAATATCTATCGAAGTACCCGAACAACCGCCAAAAGTAGAAAACTTTGATCCGCGCGAGATATTAGCCGGGTCGCAAATGCACAACTATTATACTCAGCCGCAAAAATTAATTAGGGTTGTCATAAAAGGTCAAGTCTTAATAAATGGCGCATTGTTGAATGTTATGCCTACGGATTTTGTGCTTTATTGTGAAAAAACAAAAGAGCCTATCGGCGTATTGAATGAAAAAGACTTTTTAGAACTATACACAGATAAATTTGAATTATGTGGCATGTGTTCGTCAAAAGCGGAGTTTATAAAAAACGGTGGTAGGCTCCCTACAATTGATGATTTTGTCAAATTGTTACAGGAAGGAAAAGAGATTAAACTAGAGAATGGCGTTATCTTGAAAAGCATTGCCGATTTGCGCGATTTTGCCGCCAAACATGGCATTAACCTTCTCACCCCAAAATAAAAATGGCGCTAGATTTTTTCTAGCACCAATAAATAGGAGTAGATGTTTATTATCTATAAAAACAAAATGCGCCGATAAAATCAACGCATTTCAGGAAACGAATGAATGAACAATAGTTTTTACTATCACCATTATCCTATTTTTTAAAGTTAAAATTTTTATTTCTTACCTTTTTCTAGCTCCGTAAAAACAGAATAAATCCTATTCAATTCACCAATATCTGTTGAAGCATCGGCTTTTGCCGCTAAATCAACAACCATTTGATACTCTGCATTGTCTGCGGTTTGGCTCATCTTTTTAGCTGATAACAAAATAGAGGCTTTTAATTGCTTGATTTCATCTTCTATGCCTTGCTGTTTAAAAAATTCCGGCGCATCTACCTTAAAAAATTCTTCGGCGCTAGCTACTCCATCTCTAATCGATGTGTAAATTTGTTTTAGTTCTAAAAGCTGGGTGTCGGTCGCGTATTGGATAGCGTCAACATTTAAGAATTTTTTCAACTGGTCATTAGTTACGCCAATCGCTTCAAATGCGGCTAAAATTTTCTTGCTCTGGTCAATCTTGTTAGATTTTATTTGACCGCGCATAGTGGTTTTAACCTCTAAAATAGCCGCTTCGATTATATCCGGCGGGATAAGCGATAAAATGCATTGCCTCATGCGTCTAGCCCCATAATTTGCTATCAACTCATATATATCGCGCTCGCTAGTCAGTGGTTTTTGTCCCTTTTTAGTGTCTCTTATGTGTAACACTTCAAACACTGTTCGGCGCTTTACGTTTGTTTGATAATCCCAGCAATAAGCCTCAACAATCGATTTATTTCCGCTTCGCTCTATTTCCCGAATGCCAAAATCAAGATTTCCATAGGCTCTAGCCATTGCTTCAGCTAATCGAATTGATGCCCCTTCGACCGTTTGCCCAGCCCGTTCATATCGGTACATAGCCCGCTCTGCAAATGATGGTCTTTTGCATGTTTCTATCACGCTATTATATGCCGCCAATTCATCGCGCCTATGCGCTCTAGCGACAATAAGGCTCGCTTCAACTTCCCTAACAGCTTTTGCTATCTCAACCGCAGCTCCATGATTCTGAGCCGAAGCGGTCATAGCTCTAGCCGCAAAATCCATTGATACCGATTGATTTTGTTCTATTAATTGGTTCATTTCCTCACCCCCACTTTAATTGATTGTGTGTTAACTATTCTTGCAATATCTGAGTATTTTTCGATATTTTGCTTTATATGTGTTTTATCCCAAACAAATTCTCGTTTGATAGCCTCTGAATATTTCGCATAAATTTGAGGCGTTATATCGTCTGAATGCATTGAAATATCAAGTTTTTGGTGTGTCGTAATTGATACATGATATTTATTGCCAAATTCTTTAGTTATTCCGAAATTCTGCATTGAAAACAAAACCCATTTTTTTAGCCGTTCCCAGCTATTTTCTAGCTGTTTCGCTATTTCTGAGTGTTCTTTTGCGGCATTTTTATGCCGTTCAATTCTCGATTCAATATCAGCCCTTACCTCTACTATTGCATCAATTTTAGCTCTCAATTCGTCAATAGTTTTAGCATATTCTAACGCATCATACTCAACTATTTCCTCATCCCATTTTTTAATTTTCTCAAGAATTTCATTTAGATTCATAATCAGCCCTTTACGTTTATATATTTACGCAAACGTAACACAATTGATTTTTTAATCAAGAAATTTTTGTATTGACGTTTTGCGTCCTTTTGTCATTACATGATTAATTTTTGAACATATCGTTTGTGGTGTGTCTAAAATCTGATTTGATCGATTTTTATGGATTGCCTATATCTCGGTATTGCTTCCATCAGAATCATCGCCCTTTGTGCCGTTTTTCGATCCCAGAAACGATTCTATCTCGCCGATGATTCTTGCCGGATTGTAAAGCCACCTATGCCCGCCTGATTCTTCAAACTTTTCCGCGAAAAAGTCTAATAAATCTTGTTTGTTGTATTTGCTTTTGAGTAAATCACCAAATTTTTTGATAGTCGCCTTCGGTACAAAAGTTCCATTTTGATCCTTATTAGATAGATAATTAGATAAATATAGTCTACCTAATGTGTAGCGCGCTTGCCGCGCGTTAGTCGAGTCGCGCAAGCGATCTCGACCTTCTTTTTCGATCTTTGTATCTAAATCGCGCCCGCGCGCTCGCACCCCCGCGTTACGCGCTCCTTGCGGAGCGCTACACATGAAATTAAGCATTGTTTTTGTTTTATTAATATTCTTCTTATTTCTTACATCTATACAAAGAACACCCCCGGATTGTGCGGAAAATCGTGTGGTAAACGCAACACCGCCTTGTGCGGTAAATGCATCACTAACATCATTTATGTTGCTGTTATCACTGTTAAAACAATCATCATCATTTGTGCGGCTAAAGTTTTTTTTATTGTGCGGAAAATCGTGTGACAAATGCAACAAAGATGATTCGTCAATAATTTCATACACGTTTATTTTATTTTGTATTGACACCAGATTGATTGCCTTGACATCAATGAGAGCCTTCAAACAATCCCTAATTTGCCATTTTGTCAATCCGGTATTGGTAGAAATGTCCGATATTGACACACCAATAATATGGCCATTGCCTAATTTATTGGCATTAGATGCAAGATATGCGTATGTTATAATGACATTGGGATTTAATGCAGAAAATAACTCGACAATCTTATGCGGCATTTTGAACCATCCGGCCATATTATTGTCCAAAAAAAATGTTGATGTGTGGGTAAATCATGATATATATCATGACAATCGGCTATGTTATTATTTAAAACCGGGTCAAAAAAAAATGGCTCGGTTTTTTTTATTTCGATTCTTCTCTTTTGTCTTTTTTGCGCGCATTTGTGCGCTCAATATACGCGCGAATAGCCGCCGAACGATTGCCATCAGGCACAACGCTAGCCAGCCGCTCCCAACTATCACTATCAACCCATAAAGTGACTCTTTTTAATGATTCATTTTTGTAAATTAGCTTTGCCATATAACCCCCGATGATATAGTTTGTATGTCTAAATACTACACACGAAAGGAACAAAAAAAAATGAATAATCCATTCACAGAACTAAGCAATGACATCGATTGCGAACAATCTGAAATTGAAACACCCGAAGAATCAAGCCGCAAATCGTCTTTTTATGTGGCAACAGTGCAACATGTTTTTTCGACAAAAAAAGAACTAAAGGCATATCTTGCAAACTCCGATGATTTTACATCGACAATCATTCGCGGCTCTGAATTAGTACCACAAAAGAAAGTAATCTATGACATTTAGTAAGCTTGTATTGACATAATTGTCAATATGAAATAATTTGGGCGCTCATGGTAGCGCCTTTTTTATTGACTAATTTATGGGGGTTTTATGATTAAAATTTTGGACAAATACATAATAATTGTGATTATGGGGTTATATTTTTCCGCATGTGGAAACGGCCTTGATCGGGTTGATACAATCCAAGGCGAACCCGGCGTTAATGGGGATAAAGGAGACAAGGGAGATAAAGGAGACAAGGGAGATAAAGGAGACAAGGGAGATAAAGGAGACAAGGGAGATAACCAACCGCAGCCACCTACAACACAACTTCCAACCGGCCAAAATTATCCTATGCCGACACCGTACCCATATTATTACCCGCTCCCTATTCCTAACACGCAGCCGCAGCCAATTCCGCAGCCGCAGCCAATTCCGCAGCCGCAGCCAATTCCGCAGCCGCAGCCCGATTGCTACAACTATGGTTATGAGGATTCTTTTTTGCTTTGCGGAAATCATCAACAACAACAACAAAAAAACAAATCGGGTTGTGTGTATATTTGCGCTTGCGTAAATGATACATGGCAAACTCTTTATGTTAACATTCATGATGTTCCTAAGTATAAAATCAAATGGCATGGAAGGTGTTAAGATGAATAATTTAATTCTAACAACTATGATTGTTTTTGCTGTTAATGGCTATTCCCAAGATATGTCAAAGGCTAGCCAAAATGCAGTTATAACCGTTTCTAAGGAATCAGTAAAAAACGAGTATGATTGTGTTGAGAAGAAAACTTGCGAGAAAAAACTATCTGAATTAGAGGCGGAGAATGAATTTTTAGTTAAAGAAATAGAAAAACTACGCAAGAAACTAGCTACAACAAAAACAAAGACGAACACCGTCTATGTAAAAGCACCCCCAGAAATAAAAACAGAGATTAAAACAGAAACAAAAACTATTGTTAAATATCGAGACATGTTTCCAACCGGATCAATAAAGCTTTATTTGGGTTATGGTCAAAATGGTTTAGAAACCGAGCCGCAGAGGGTTGACCACGTTCATTATGCCCAAACATATGAGACAATACTAGCCGGGTTAGGATATACATGGTTTTTTAGGGATAATCTAGGTTTGGGAATTACCGCCTTTTCAAACAAAAGCATAATGATTAATGGAGATTATTTGCTATATAATTAGCCTATATATTTAGGCTTTTTTGTTTTTCAATATTTTTTTTATTTTCTTGTATTGACAATCTCGTCAATACAAGATAGATTCCTTTTTGTCGAAACAAAACGAATGAAAGGATTTTAAAATGCAAAAAATGCCGATTATAGACACAACAAAAATTATCGCTGATGACGTTGAAATGGAAATAATAAACGAATGCATCAACCGTGGCAGACTTCGCGCCACAAAACCGCCAAAAAAAGGTGACGCGGCTTATGTTTGGCGAATGGCGGCATTCTATTTATCACCAAATAGAAACCACCAATGTTTTCCTATTACCGCTCAATTTTATGTGGCAGATATTTGGTGGGAATCAAGACGATCTGAACTTAATACTCACCTTGGTTGGTTAAACTCTGTAGCTGATAAAATCGTAAACTCAGTACCTAGAAACGATCAATACGGCGTTAATAGATGGTCAAAAGCTTTTGGGGGTTGAAATTACAGATAAATATTTTTTAATAAACATAGATTTTGATGTTGATGTTTGCCCATACTCGCGCGGCGATGGGTGTGATCATCCTAAAATGTTTAAATATTACAACTGCTTGGGGGTAGAAAAGCCGGTAATTTGCCCATTGATAAAATTAACGGCGGTTCAATATCTAATTACAAACACACCACACAAACAATTATGGGTTGAAGAATGAACGAAAAAAATACAGTAATCATAACTAGCAAGATATGGGATTTAGCAAACGCATTTGATAAGCAGATTCTTTGCGCCATGAGCGAAGAAACATATAATAAGTTTATTTCATCTGTGCTAGCTAGATGCAAAAGAACAGAGTTTGGAACAATTAGAATGGATTCAATCGATTTGGCTTATTATTCGGCGCTAAAAGATCATGTAAATAAATTGACTTCACAGCTATAACACTGTTATTTATTTAATTCAAAAAATCTAGCTCACATCAATATTCTTCAGATTATCACACCAAAAACAATCAATTATCACATCAAAAAAACACCAAAAACCAGCTAGATTTTAAAAAACCTAGCCGGTGTTTGATTGCTTATGGTGTTTGGGTAAAAGTTAGGTTAGCAACATCAACGTATGGTTGATCCGGTATAACCGTATAACCAATTAGGTAGGTTTTATAAGCCCCATTTTCAAAAACCTTTATCTCAAATTTCAATTTGTCACCTAGCGTAGCGGTTTCCAAAGTCTCAAACTCAAAACGGCCATCATTCCTTACCGAGATAGTTTTAGATGACGGTGAAACGAGATAAGGCGGCCTTTGCGCTGGCAATGCCTGTGATACTATGATTGAACATTTAGACGGGGATAAAAAGCCAACATCCCTTACATTTCCATAAACCGAAACATTTCCGGTAGGCTCAGGGATTGGAAAATAAAACGAATAATTATACTCATAAGAATCTATTTCCGGCGATGTTTGGCCATCAGAAACAAAAACGGCAATTACCCTCACATCTTCGCCCCCAGCAATATCTAATGAATCTAAATTACCAGCAAAATCAGCTAAGGTGTTGCTATCAAGCGCGGTAAGCGAATTAGACCATGCTAAACCATCCCAATACTTATTAATTCCTGATAGCTCTAGTATAAATCTAATTTCATTTCCCACGCCTTGGATAATAGTCGATACAAAATCAGATAAATCGTCAGCCAAAAGACTTGTTTTAGGTTTAATAGTCGGCAAGTCTACTGGATACCATTCCCCGGTATATCCTACCGATGTTGACGAGACTGAGCTAGCCACGTCCTGAGTTGGTGTTATGCATTTTATGGTTAAAGTGTCTGACGGTGTTAATGTTGATATATTAGCATTTATAACCTCTTTTGTATTTGCCTGTGAATATGTGTTATTACTATTTACCCAGCTATTCCCGTCAAAGTATTTATTGTTAAGTGTGAATTTTGGTGTATCAGTTATTGAAGCTGCGAAAGAATTAAATGATTCTAAAATTCCATTTCCAGAATAGATATGGCTAGGGAACGTGATTTGATCTGATATATAAATATTTTCAATTAGTGTTGTCGCATTTAATTCCGGCGTATAATTTGCGGTATGTTTTATTGAATTGAATATAAGTAATTTAGAGAATGAACCGTTTACAGCGTTGGCTGTATATGAGCCGAACCCAAAATAATCTGGTGTACCCCTAGTAAATGGCGCGACATATTGGTCAATTTTTTCAACACCGTCAACGTACATCAAGATTCTTCCGGTCGAAGAATCAACCGCTAATTCTATTTCGTAATTTGTGCCAGATATAGGAGAGAATACCCCTGCCCCATTTATTTGGGCGGCAATATTTCCATTTATATCATACACAGTAAGGCGTAAAATTCTTGAGGTTGAATGGATAAGCAAAACGCCATTATTTAGGTTTCCGTTTCCTCTGCAAAAAAATATATCTTTATTGCTGTTTGGTAAGTCGGTGTAATTTGGTTTATATAAAAATCTTACTGTAAAAATGCTATCAGGAAAATTACCCGATCCGTTATACTGACAAGCCGAATTGTTTGCGTTAGGCATATCAATTTCTTTATTTACAGCATCATAGACAGCCGTTCCTGATAACGTACCTACTTTGCTTGATCCCCAAAGTAAATTCACATTATTTGCCATGGAAGCTTGTGAAAAAATCGGGTCACTACCTTCAAACTGAGCTAATGCCGTTATTATGCCGCCTGATACATTTGTTTTTTTTGTGTCATATGTATATCCGCTTGTCGGGTGTGAAAAAAATTGTCCGGGATTACTTACTAGCTTTAATCTAGCTCCATTCAATACTTCTATTTTATTTGCATCAAAATCAAAATCATTAGAATCATCAAATGTTACGGTATTTTTTGTAGTCATTTTCAAATTTCCTTTTGTAAATTACTGCATTTCCAACATCTTTTCTTAATTGTTTCTATCTCACATTGCATATAATCTATTTTAGTACCTTTAACGGCTAGGGATTCCCTTACCTCGCCTATTTCGTTTACGAATTTATCCAATTTATTCAACATTTGGGTCATAAAAGAATCTAAATTTTTTCTAATGGATGAAATTAAATAATATCCTATTGTTGATAAACTCCCAGCCGAAGCGACAATTAACCCTACTATAGCTTCATCAGTCATAGCTAACCCCAAAAATTAATGGTTATGATTTGATTTTAAAAGATTATTTGTAACAAATCAAATCACCATGATAGAATCAGTTTACATTCTTTAACAAAGCAATAACCGGGGGTTGAAATGAAGGCTTTCTTATTTCTATTGTCTCTTTTAGTTTTATCATGCGGTTCTCACTCAAAAGGCGGCAAAGATGAATCAGGATTTAAAAAATCTTTCATGCCAGAAAATAACTTGCATTTATATGATGATAATAGCGCCGCAAATATGAGCGAAGAAACATTTAATAGGATAATTGACCATGCTTATCAAATTTACGCGCCCATTGTCCAAAATCTTGGTGGTAATCTCGTTTTTGAACGTAATTATAATGATCCTATTGTTAATGCTTATGCTAGCCGTTCTGGAAATGACTGGAAAGTATCGTTATTTGGTGGATTAGCAAAAAGAAAAGAAGTTACTGAAGACGGATTTGCTTTAGTTATTTGTCATGAATTAGGACATCATCTAAATGGCTGGGTATTTTATCCAAATTCATGGGCGGCAAGTGAAGGTAGCTCAGATTATTATTCTACCGCTTCTTGTTCAAAAAAACTATTTGCAGCTATCGAAACAGACACCACAAAAGTACCAAAATGTCCATTTGCCCCTGATGCAAGCGATTATGATTACACACCATGCAAAGGGTTTGCTTTTGCGGCTGATAAAGAATCATGCCAGCGCTCACTAGATGCCGCTCTGAGTCTATCAAAGCTTTTATCCGCATTAGGTAGACAACCAACACCTAGCCTATCAACTCCCGACAAAACAATCGTTAGAACAACGCAAACAACTCACCCAAACGCACAATGTAGACTTGACACAATGGCGGCGGGTGTGATGTGTGAAAAACAATGGAATGATACAATCATTCCACAAGATAAGCCAACCATGCAAGAAGTCGCATGTGAGAAAACTTTTCCTAAATGTTGGTACGCCGGGTAATTTTCTTGCATCTATTTTTTCCATAAAATTTAGCCCCCGCGATTCTTACCGCATAATAATTGCGGTAAGCTTGTGCGGTATACCAAGCCCGCTTGTGTATGGCCATTTTTTTGGTTTCTTCTAACATCATATGCAAGAAAATTTCATCTGATTTTTTTCTAGTATTTATACAAATATGGTAGTTATAATCATGCGTGTTTCCGGCCTTATAGAATATATGGCTAGATGGTAATGCATGTAATATTTTGGTTAAAATTTTAGTGTCACTAGCTCCAACACCGTTGAATTTTTCACCGCAAAAAGGACATTTTTCTAGCATAAAACCCCCATATTTTGCTAAAATTACACGCAATTACCAAAAAACGACCCCGCATAATGATGTTTGGTAATGCCCGTTGTATCACCAAAATCACTTAAATAAAGCCATTCAGAATTAAAAGATATTCCGCCCGGCAATAAATAAAGCCTATGATTTTCCGGTGAATAACAAGCTCCATAGATTGTATTACTTATTGTTTGGTGTGTGTAAGCTACAATGTTTCCAGTGTTACAATCGAGATAATGCCAATAAACACTGGTTGAAGCTTGCGCCGGTATAAAATAAACCCTATTAGTTGTTGGCATGTAAAAAGCACCCTGATAACCATCACCAACAATAGCGCCCATACCATGAGCATATGGAACAACTAAACCAGTATTGCAATCAATATAATGCCATGTTGCTTGATTTGATTGTTTCCATGGAGCTAGATAAATCCTGTTTTGTGTCGGTGAATAACAGCCGCCATAATATGCGCCATCAACACACGAAGCGCCATGAGCATAGGCAATATGCGCGCCTGTATTGCAATCAATATAATGCCAATATGTTTGGTCGGCTTGATATGATGGTACAAAATAAATCCTATTATCCCGTGGTGAATAAACCGCCCCGGCATAAGCATATTGCGCCGGCGGGTTAGCTCCAACCGAATAGCTTTGAATTGAGCCTAAAGTACAATCCCAATAGTGTTGAATAGATTGCCCGGCCTGTCCGCTTGGTGCAAAATAAATCCTGTTTTGTGTTGGTGAATAACAGCCACCAAAATATGCGTTTGCTTGTACACTTGCGCTATGAGTATATGCAACAACCGCCCCGGTATCACAATCAATATAATGCCATTGCGATTGACTAGATTGAGCATCAGGAATAAGAATTATTTTGTTTTCAGTCGGTGAATAAACCGCACCAACATAAGCATATAATTGACATGTTGCCCCATGAGTATAGGCAACAACCGCCCCGGTATCACAATCAATATAGTGCCATTGCGATTGATTTCCTTGCGCCCATGGAGCTAGATAAATCCTGTTTTGTGTTGGTGAATAACAGCCACCCTTATATGCATTATAACCAAGGGTAAATGCATGGCTATATTTTTTAGTGAAATGACCCACATTTTTATTTTTTATATGTAATTGTAAAAGCGGTTTCATCCACTGGTCAACATCTTGAGCGCCCGTTAACGCTGGCATTTCATTTTTAATCAAAGAATTTCCGTAATGAGTTTTTATGCCAGAAAAATCTTGATTTTCCGTTGTTACTATTCCCGGTACAATTTGGCTAGCAGCTTGAATATATAATTCAGCCGGTGTATTGTTATCGTAAATTCTAATTATATAGTTTACACCTACATTTTGCGGCCTTGTTTCATTGTCTCCGTTTCCTAAAGATACGTTCGGAGTAACACTTAAATTGAAACCATGGCCGTGTCCACTACCTGATGTGTTAATAGATGCATAACCGGTGCCAATTCCCGCATAACTATTTGCTACGTTTGTTGGAGAACCATTGCCACTTGATGACCCAGCTAAGGAAGCCGAACCGCCCGCATCAGGTAATAAGAAATTATGACCATGGCCATTATCTCCGTGTGTGTGCGTTCCATCAGTACCTCCAACCGTACCACCTACGGCGCTAGAGCTAGCTGATATAGCCAAACCTCTTTTTGCGGTTTTGTCTTGCTGAAATTCACCAAGCGCTGTATTTTGAGTAACCCTAGAAACATTTCCCGCGCCTCTCAAAAAAGAGCCTCTTAAATCAGGTATGCGAAAATTATTTGTCGTATTTGATACACTTCGCGCATTTCCTGTTAGTGGGTTTGCTTCTGTATTCCATGATAAAGCTACTCTATTTGATAAATCTTGAAATGATGATTTTGAGACAATAGCACCGTTGCACCATGCCCAGCCGTTTTTTACATAAATATGTGTAGCATCATTTTCGCCGCCTGTTTCAGCTACAGCAATTTGTGTCCATTGTGTTACATCATCAGAGGTGGCAACAATAGCTCCCGCCATTTGTATTGATTCTCTTGAATATGGTACGGTTATAATTCCGGTTGTTTTACCAATTTCTATGGTCATTTTTTACCCCTAAATCATCATTCAAAATATTTCCATTATTCTGGAATAACAAACCCGCGATTATCTCTAGCCTCTTGAATTATAGGTAATATTCTGTCATAAACTTCTTGCGTTACCTCAATTTCTTTTCCTTCAGATAAAACTAACGCTATTCCACATTCATTAAAAATGTGATATCCGTCTTCACTCCAATCATTATCCCCAGAATATAAAACTAAATTCATGAAAAACCTCAAAATTTAATTATGTAATTAGCAGTTTGATGCGCCGGAATAGTTTCAGTATCCGAACTAGAAATTGTTTGAGCGGAAGCCGTCCCACTTAACGATACGCTATTAGCTGTGGCTTGTGGCCCAGAACCACCACCCCTTATTCCGCTAACCCATCCCCCAGTAACATCAGATTGGACAGTGCCATCTTGCCATCTAGCCGCCCCTCCGAAAATTTGGTCTGATAAAGTGTGGCTGTGGTCTGGGATGGTAACACTGCTATTACTATTAACTAGATTATTCTTTGCCGTCTTATCCCTAACTTTTGTCCCTAATGCATCTCCGCTTGGTGTATAACCAGTTTTACCACCATAATTAGCGGTGCCATTTGTTCCTACACCACGAATAAAAACACCTCTATAATCAGGCAAATTAAAAGATGTTGACCCATCTCCGCTCCCATATGTTGTTCCTAATATAGAAAATAGCTTTGCATATATAGTGCGAGATATGGCTGAACCATTGCAAAGAAGCCAACCGCTTGGAGCCGTAGCCCCCGCAAATTGAAAAACAACACCTACCGGGCAAAAGCTTAAAAAACTCATTAAATAACCTCCCAATTAGCCCCGTTTGAGATAACTTGCAATGATTCAAACCGAGATAAAATAACACTTGTTAAACCGTCAATTGTCTGACTACTTGTCGTATTAATAGTTAGCAAAATTCCCGCATTCATATTGCTTTTTATAGTATAAACAAGCCCCCTAATACCTACCGCATTAGGTAGTGTTACAGCATAACCAGCCGAGCCGGAGCATGAGCTATAAGGATAGCTTATGGATTTTGCCGATGTTATCAATTCAACGCCTAAAGATAGAGGCAAATTTGGTAAAACTATGTTGTTATCATCAGTATCAAGACAAAAAAGATTGGTTGAAATATAGCAAAACTCAACCCATGTTTCTGATTTGTATATTTTTACAGAAGTATCAACCGCACCCTTATAATAAAATTGATCGCTACCTACTCTATTTATTATCGCCCTATAATCAACAGAGTAATTTTTTACGACTGATATTCTAAAGACAACTTCAGAGGCGGCGCTTGGAGCGTTAAAACTAACATCCCCAGTAGCCCCAGACATATCTACAATATAATGCTTTCCGGTTTCCAAGTTAACAATGCTTGGCGTTGTTCCCGATACTGTTATAGTTACCGGAGATAACCCACCCCCAGCCTCTTTTAGTTCTGTTCCATTATCGTAAAGAACTTTTTTAATATCTGTAGCATAGTAAACCTTACCAGCCGACCTAGCCATTGCCAAAAGGTTTGCATAAGTAGTGTACGGCAAAAGCATTGATGCGCTAGTATTTTGCGCGTTACCTCCCGTACCAACAAAACCAGCCATAACCTCCGAATATTTAGACACTGGCAAATGATAATAATCGTTTACATTCCCGCCCTGTATTCCTGATAGACTATTATGATTTGATGCGCTTTGACCAGCTACTGGGTTAAGGCTAGATGTGCGCCAATCTATGAAATAAACCCCAGTATCAACGCTAACGATTCTTGATTTAGATAGGTTTGAATATGAGTTTGATGTTTGATAGATAAACGTAGCTACCGCTCTGTACTCTTCAGCTACTAAACCGGCCATTATCAAATTTGATAATTCTGTTCTAGCCGCTAACCTTGCTGATGTTGGGTTTCCGTAATAATCATTACCAACAATCACGGCAAACTCATTGTTATGCATTGCAAATAAATGACATAAAATAAAATTATTGTTTGGGGTTTCAGATAAATTACCAGCTATTGGGTTATAAGCAGCCCTTCCCGTTCCTGTATTTAAAACACCACTAGCTGAATCATTACCGAGCAATCTTCGCCATACACCGGCATTTGTCCTATAATATTTGTAAATGTTTCCTGATTCCAATTTTTGAGCAATTGAAATAGGTATATCCTCATCAGCTATAGAGCCGCTTGTCACACTAAATCTAGCATGAGAATCTAGCGCCCCGCTTGCATCAGGATTAGAAACAGTCGGATTCAACCCTGATTCATACTGGGTTGATAAATACTTATGCTTGTAAAGCCAATCGCGCTTCAAAAACCTAGTCGAATGGCGCTCATTTGCCATTATTACGGCATTACCCAAATCATCAATTAGAACAAAAGCAACATAAATATGGGTATCTATTAGCTCTGCAATTGGTAATGATCCGGCAAATTCTGCAAACTGTTTTGTTGTGCAATTAAAACAAACAAAATGTTTCCCTGCGATTGGTGGTACTGTAAAGCTTATTGTCGATTCTAAAAACTTTAATTCTCCCTTATGATAATAAGGTACTTTCACGCTATTAGGGGTTAGTTTTACTTCTCTTGTCGTATAGTTCAAACTTAGAGTACACAAAGAATCATCGGGGGTTGTCCAACCATGCGGATCAACACAATAAGCACCCATTTTTTGTACCGGATCGGTTAAATCGCGTACATTTACAAAAATTTCACCATGGGTAGTATGTGAAA